GTTCACCCCTGTTTGAATACCGTTCAATCAATCTTTCGACAATATCTAACTGAAGGGGGCAGATGTGGTTCTGCCGTTTCTTCTGCGACTGCTTGGTATTGAGCGTGCGCATCCGGGTGACATCATCCCATATCCAGGGCTTCTTGCTTACCGGGTCAACGGCCATGAATGTCTTTGGCAGTTTTCCGTATGCCTCCAGCTCTTCGGCGAATGATACGTGTTCCTCATAATCATAGACGTGCCCACGCTCGTAGTTCCTGAATAGGTGGCGTATCTTGTCAATGCCGGCCCCTTTCATGTCCTCGTAACTCAATAGAGAGTTACCCGAAGATTTCCAACTTGCATGAGCGTCTATCTGCCAACGGGCCAACGAATATTCGCTTTTGTTCTTGGTCACCGGCAAATCAGCATAAGCCCGTGAGGTGTCAGAAGGAAGCTTGCGGAAAAGAAGGACATATTCAGGACAACCGATACCCATCTTTGAACCGTCCTTGCACATCTCCGTATATCCAAGCCGATAAGTCTGGTTGTTCTCCCTTACCACATCCGTATCCACCGTGATGCGCCCCATGTAGCGGAAACCGTGTTTCATGTAGTGGAATACAGTCATTTCACTGAACGGGTCGATGGTAGGCATACCGTCACCCGTAGCGTTGCCGAACAGTACACGGTCTTTCACATGGATGCAAGCTAACCTACCGGGTTTAAGAATACGCATAAGCTCCGGTGTAAGATAATCCATCTGCTCGAAGAACTTGCCGTTGTCCTCATTATGCCCGAAGTCGTTATAGGTCGGAGTGTACTCATAGTGGTTGGAGAACGGGATGCTGGTTACAATCAAGTCCACCGAATTACTTTCCATAGTCTGGCATTCAAGAACATTGTCATTATTGATCGCCATCCACAGTTTACCGGACTTTTCTTCCCTGCTGGCAAACATCCACCGCATCATCTTTTCCTCTGCCTGCAAGCCGAACAAACCGTTCTCACGGACTATATCGGTCATCTTGGCTACCATCTCGCGGTGTTGCGCCCACTTCTGCATGAAGCTCTTGTATATCTCTCCCTCACTTTCCGCATAGACCAGATAAAGGTCAACCGGATGCTGCTGCATGAAACGGTAGATACGGGCTATCGCCTGGAACTTGTCGTTAAAACGGTAGTCGATGAACATGATTGCCTTATGACAGTGGTACTGGAAGTTCAAACCTTCACCAAGCATCTCCGGTTTGGCAGCCAGATATTTCAGATGGCCGTCCTTAAAGTCCGCTATTACTCTGTCGGCTTCCTCATCATCCTGCGAGCCGTACACAGCCTTACATCCGGATATGGCATCACACAAAGCCTTCCGTTCATTCTCCAGGTCATGCCATAAAAGGAAATGGTCGTCTTTGTTTTCAGGACGGTTAATGATTTCCACCACACGGACAATCTTTTCCTGCATGTTGTCCCGACGTTCTTTCGCTGCGTCAGCAAGTCCGAGAGCAGCCTCACGGAACATCTTCACTTGTCCGTCACGGTCGGTTCCGGCAGTGGAGTTATCAACACTAACCACTTCTTCATGTACACGCAGTTCCGGCAATTCATATCCGGTATCGGGGTAACCAAGGTCGGACGGTTTGGTGAGGAACAACGCCCATGTACTTACCCACAACCAGAACTCCTTCTCCTTGTGCGGATAAAGGGTAAGGTTATTCGCCTTCGTGCTGTCACGCTGAAAGAAACGGGTAAGCGCCTGCCCGGTATCCATCACACCGAGATAACCGGCATAATGTATCAGTTCCTTATATCTGTTGGGCGATGGCGTGGCGGTAGCGACAAAGCGGTAGGGAACATCCGCAAACAAGGGAAGGAACTCCTGATAGGTCTTGGTACCGAAACCACGCAATACGCTCGCTTCATCCAATGATGTTACGGTGAAGTAGGAAGGATCTATTCTCACTCCGTCCTCTCCATCACGGACACGCTCGTAGTTCGTTACCATGATATCAGTCGGGCATATCATCACATCAGCCATAGTTCGTACATAAGTCACTTTCATGTGCAGATGTTGTTCCGCTTGTGTAAGGAACTCGACCACTACACGCTTGGGACAAACTATCAGCCCTTTGCCGCCTTTGTGTTTCAGGACTACCCGAAGTATCTCCAACTGGGTTACGGTTTTCTGCATACCGAAACTGGAGAATATCGCACGGCAACCACCGGACACCGCCCAACGAACAGTATCTTTCACATGGGGATATAACGACGGTGTCAGTTCATCCGGATTGACCTCGAACCCAGTCTGATGACTGATGGCCATCTTGTCTTTCAGAAATTCTATATATTCTTTCATTATGCTATTTCTTTCAATAATTTCATTGTTTCACTTCTTTAGGTTTCCAATCAGACGGTAATTTTACCCACTCGCGGAACTTGGCGTCGAAGTCGTCCATGTCCCTGAACATATCCATCTTCGATTTCTCTGTCTCTACGAGTGAGGAGAATTCCAGGAAGTACATGTCGGCGCTCTTGACAAAGCTGTTATGAATCCTTTTCAAATTTCCGAGTAGTAACCCTTTGGCGTTCATCAGGTCTGCCGCTTCCTCTACCAGCATGTTGGCTTCGCAGTTCAGTATGTGTGCGGCTGAAAGAAGGCTGTTCAATCTGTCTATGCTGCCATCAGCCTCGGCAACTTTAATCAAATCTTTCTTTGGTTTCATTGTTTCTGCTTTTTCTTGCAAGTTCATCAATCATTCGCTGGTACTTCTTTGCCACCAACGGGCAGCGCAGGCGCAGTGCGTTGTCACGCTGCTACTCCAATAATTCGATTTTCTTTTCAAGTCCTACGTCCATAAAATTATTTCTTCTTGAATTTGTCACATATCCTGCCGTAGCGGTCACATGCGCACACCCTATGGTCCTTGGCCTTGCATAGACAAGAGTTCCCTACAAAATCTCTGGAGTATGAGCATTGGCGGCAACGGACGGGTGCAGGTGGTATATCTTTTTTCTTTGCCATTATCTTCGGCTTTCACCTTCAATTTTAATTACATTGAACATCTCTTTCACCCGGTCGGCAATATAATCCCCATACCGTTGGGAAAACTCCTTGTTCGGGTCCAGATTGGTAGTCATGTGGGTGTAGAAACAATATCTCTGCTCATAGCGCAGTTGCAAGACGGTCTGAATGGCATTGATGCCCGTACCAAAGTGTTTGGCATCCATAGGTTCCCGACCCACCTCGTCAATGGCAAGATTGTGCATACATGACCTGTCTGTGTATTGGTTTAACCCGACAATTCCTTTCTCGGCAAACAGCAAGGCAATCTCGGCAGCACTGGTGAACTGAAAGGTCAATCCAGCATCCGCGCCGCCAATACAATAGCGGGCGATTTTTGCCGCATAGTTCTGTAGCCCTTTCAGCAAAGTGGACTTGCCCACCCCAATAGAGCCGTGTAATAATAATCCCTTGCTTACATCTAATATTCCGGGAATCCCCCAAACCCATTGATAAAGGGCTTTCAGCAGTTGGCGGTTGCTGTCATCAACTGTAAAGGCCGGGGAAACGGATTTCATGGAAACTACGAGTTGGTTGCGCCAATACATGTCAATCTGCTCCCTGCTCCATTGCTTCTGATTAGCCTTATTTACCGAAGACAATTGATTTGATACCGGCAGAACTTTCGTCTGGTTTTGTATCAAGTTTCCGATTGTTTCCATTTTTAGCTTGTGCTACGATTTCATTAAATTTAGAATTGATATTAGTTACGCTGAAATTATCAAATATCCACCCCTCTTTGACCGAGGAAAGAAGGTATTGAAGGGCATACAACAGAGAATCATCGGAAACGTCCATTTTCTTTTGCTCTCTTTGGAATTTGAGTTTATTCAAGAGCTGGGACATAGCCCCGGCATCCTTGGCTGTCCAGTAGTAGTCAGCCCCGAAGGTTTCCCTAAAATGCTGTTCAAATAGCAAACGTGCTTTTGAATTAATCTCTTTAGGCTTATTTTTCTTGCCTCCCCCCTTGGGGGGTGTGGGGGGAATATTATTATCTTCTTCATCTTTCTTTTTATTATTGCCCTTGGCTTGCCCCAATTCTTCTATTTTTTGAGCCATTTTTTCTGCGGTTGCCCTTAACTCTGCCCTTAGTTCGCCCAAAGCATGATTTAATCCGCTGATTTCTTTGTTGTTGTCTATGCCCTTATCTACGTCTCTTTGCCTGCCCTTGACCGGATTATATTCATCATAGTTACATAAAGTAATTACGGTCATACCTTGTTTATTACAAGTCGTTATCATACCTCTTTTTTTAAGTTTGGCAAGGAAATAGCGCACTTTCTTTTCAGACCATTGCCAACGCTTCATCAAAAACGATACGGATGCTGGATATTGACCTCTTGTATAAGAGATTTCCCGACCTCCGATAAGTTCGCTGTACGCCTTGTCGGTTGCCTCAAATCGTGCGCTCTGAATCAAGTCGAGCCACGCTTCGCATTCCGAAAACTTACGGGTTACTTTCCACATTTCATTCGAGAAAAACTTGCGGCTTAGCCTCAAAAATCCTTCGTCCATAGTCTTAGAATCTCACGTTAGTTAATTGCCTTCCGTTAGAGAATACAGCCCATTTCCCATTTCCGCTATCAAACAACCGTAAGTCCGACACCTCTCCAAAACGTTTGATATTACCGCATAAATCCACAATCCAGCCACATTCTTTGGAAGGATGCGGACGGATGGCACGACCGACTATCTGATACCACATGGCAAGTGACATTGTAGGACGTGCCATAACGACCGTATCAAGTTCCGGATAGTCAAAGCCGGTGGTTAACACCCCGACATTCGCCACTACCGGAATTTCACCAGCCTTGAACGCTTCAAGTATCCTTTCGCGCTCACCTTTTGGGGTGTCACCCGAAACGATTGCGGCTCCGGGTATAGACCAGGTAAGCTGCTCCGCTTCTTTCAGAAAACGGGTAAATACCAAAATACCTTTCCGTTTTCCTCCGGCTTTGGGATTCATCAGCCTTTGGACGATATGAACGAGATAACCGTAGAAGTCTATCCGTTCATATTCTCTTTGAACTGACCTATCCGTATAGTCGGCACCAGTAGTATTTACTTTCAAGTTAAGTTCATTCCACCCCGAAGGATTCATTGGATAGTAATTCAACTTCGCCAAGTAACCCATATCTAATAAGGTTGATATCTGTACATGATAAATGACCTCTGAAAAGACATGAGGCTTTGTCCGGGTGATGAATTTCAGCATAGAACCGAAATCACGCGAGGAAGACAACCTATAAGGAGTTGCCGTCAAGCCAAGAACCCTACACTTTACCGCATCGAAGAAATCCTTATACATTCCCTCTTTGGGGTTAACAAGGTGGCATTCGTCCACGATGATGTTCTTGAAGTGGGTGAACAGTTCGGGATGATTCTTCACGCTACCTATGGTGGCAAATGTTATCCGGTTTATTTCCTTTGAGTTGAATGAAGCTGAATAGATGCTGCAATCAAGAATACCGTATGAACAGAGTTTCTTGAAATTCTGTTCGAGTATTTCCTTCGAGGGCTGGAACACCAAGGTATGACCGTCAAGCCTTACAGCTATATCCGCTATGATAAGGCTCTTTCCACTCCCCGTAGGCAGAACCATGATAGCATTCGTCTTCTTCGCCCTGTTATTGAAGAAAGAAACGGCAGCATCAGAGGCTTTCTGTTGGTAATCACGTAGTTTGTACATATCTATCTTCTGATTTAATGATAAAAGGGGAATCCTCACTAAGTTTGGAAAGAAATGTCCGGATTATATAAGCCTGTTCCTTACTTAATCCAACCGGAGAGAATGAACCATCATTATTCTTGACCATCATGACAAATGTTCCTGCTTCCAAATCATTCATAACCCTTTCTCCTTTCGTAACTTCTTATTAAGTGCTTTGTAATACTTGATTAGCTGTTCGTACTCAAAATCAGTCATTTTGGAAGTGCTGGCAGCTTTCACTTTTAGCAAATCAAATTTCTGTTGACCGATTTTAGCAATTAGATTCACCCGATAACCTTCCAAATGATCAGCTTTGAATCTGTTGCAGTGTCGGCATTCGGCATGGCAATTATTCTCATCAAACCGTGTTGCCAAATGTGTACGACTGAAATAGTGCCCGCAGTCCGCTTGTGTAAGCGGCTTTATCTGTCCACATGATATACATCGGAAGGAACCGTTTGGCATACAATCACGAAGCCGGATGAAAAGGGAAAACTCCTTGTCGAGTTTAGCTTTCAAATCCGGCTTCTTCTTTACTGTTACCCCTGCTTTATCAAACAAGGGTAAAGGCTTGTCTTTCTTCTTAGCCTTTTTCTTTATGTAGTACATACTTTCTGATTTACCTAATTAAAAGCCCCGAAGCGTATTCTCCGGGGCACAACCATTATTTAAGACCCGTGCCATTTATGTGTGGCTCACATTTATGAGGGGCGTGACAGAATCGAACTGCCCTCCTCTACAATGCTGCGCATTACATTAGTCACACCAGCCAAACGCCCCATATTCACCTGCCCAATCTTCACAGACCGAGCAGGCAGGTTAACAAAGTTATTCCATATAAGCCATTGAAAACTCTTTCGGAATAAACCGCCCGACCGGGATAGGTTTAGCAGATTCAATGGCTGTATGGATTTCCCTCTTTCTGAACCCATGTCCCTTTTCTTTGGCTTGTTTCTCACACTCATCCTCTTTGTTTTTGAGGTAGTGGGTAATAAGCATCATCGCCCTATCAACGTTGAAGGTGTTCACGACAAAAGTCTGAACCCTCTCGTCTTCATTCTCCCCATCCGTGAATGTGATTTTCGTCTCAATCTGGTAGAATTTCTTTTCATTCGGTTTAGATTCTTCGCCACTATCTTCCGTCTCATCGTCCATCTTGTCAACATATTCTGCCATAGTGATTTCATTTTTGAGATAGGCAAGCGAAGTATCGTCAACCTTACGTTCTTTCAAATTGTCAGTAAGAATCACGCAGGAATCGAACTCCTTTATCATTGTCAGGGTGAATCCGAACTGGTAATTAAGTTCAATGTAGTCTTTCAAGATAAGACAAGCATTCTCCAGCCCAGTGGCATACAACAAGAATTTATACTTCTTGTCGCTTATTTGCGCTTGTGCAAGATAAGGATATAAGAACTTGTTCTCATTCTCGAACGCCAAGCGGTTCTGGTTGCTGACTTCCACTTCCTTGATGTCGTCAGCTTCCATACTGAAACGAATTTTCGCCAAAGTGTCTTGGTCTATCAGCGTGCCACGGTCAAAAAGAATTTCATTCCGTTCGATGGTTACTGTTTCACCTGTATCTTCATCAATGAAAGATTCCTCCCATGTTTTGAGGACACGTTTTGCAAGGTACATGTTGAGCATCTTTTTCGGGTCAGATGTCACATACCTGATTTCTGTTTTTCTTGTTTCTATCATAACTAAATAAATTCTTGATTTCTTTGTATTTCCTGCTGTTCCTCAAATTTCCAACAATATCCACCTGCTGTTTTTCTTTTGTTGTTACAACATTGTGAGATATTTTGAAAATTTATGCCGGTATCTCTACAAGCGTCCATTAATGTCAAATGTCGCTTTATAAAAGCTCCATTCTTATCTAATTGAATAACTACTTTACCTTGAGATACGGCCCTTCTTCTTTGGGCAGTACCATAACTCAAATTATAAGCGTGAGTACACCATTCCAAATTAGACAAGCTGTTATTGCTTTTGTTTTCATCTTTATGATTTACAACTGAATACCTATGAGGATTGGGTAAAAAAGCCTCTGCTACTAAACGATGAATGTTAAGTGTATGTGAGCGTCCGCCTTTGAATAGGTTTACACATTTATATCCACATCTATCTTGTAGTTTAAGGATATGCGGCTTTTTCTTCATTAATTCACCATTTTGTAGTCTTACGTAACTGCATATAGATTTAATTCTACCCCTGTCTGATACTTGATATAAACCTTCATATCCGACAACATCTTTCCATATTTCTGCCATTATAAATAATCTTTATTTCGTCCAATCTCTATTTCCATTAGTTGAATCAATCTATCTTCATCAGCAGAAGGTAAATATATTCCGCATTCAGCACTTGCCCAATTACGAAAACGGGTAATACTTGTACTCATTTCTGCACTATCTAAATCAGCAGAGCTGCGCAATATCTTTATCCGTCCCAAATACTTGTCGTCTCTCTCACGAATGAAAATGGATGGATTAACAAGCTTTTTATAATACTGTTGCTTCACCCACTCCAACGTGTTTCCGGTCTCACACGCAAAGTAACCTAAAATCACATGCAAATATTTATTGCTTTGCAGGCTTCTTTTAGGCTTTTTCTCTGTGAGTTCTACAACCTTACCGCTTTCTGCGAGCTTTGCAGAACGAGCCTTAAATTGCTCTTTCTGCAAAGGGTTTGAAGTATCGTAAAGGGACATACACTAAAAAGGCAAATCGTCCTTTACATTGCCATTCGCATCAACCGGAGGTGGGAAATTCTGCGGCTGTTGCTGATAAGTCGGTTGCGGTGTAGGTTGTTGAATTGGTTGCTGTGCCAGTGTAGCTTGTGAGGATTGCGACACACCGCCACGCGCATCTATTTTGTAACACCGAATAGACGCCATACGTTTGAATTCTCCGTCTTGATTCGTCCAAGAACGCCCTTGTAAGACAAATGACACAGTAACAACATCACCCTGATTAAAGCGGTCAAGTTCTGTACACTTGTCACCCGAAAACTCTAAGGGAATAATGTTCTCATACTCGCTACGCTCTCCCGTATAAGGGTCGTAAGTGGTAGCATCTAAAATAAACTCCCGTTTTATAAATGAGGAACCACCGTTTTTGGATGGTATTTGAACGGTTTGTCCGATTTCGATTATCCGTCCGGTTATTTGGTTTGCCATTAATTTTCTCCTCCAAAAATCTTTTTATCGGTTATAAGTTCTCTGTTTTCTTCCAAAAACCGGATAAATTCCTCACAATGATTAGTGAGAATAGGAATATCACGTTCTGGATTGAAAACGTATGTTTCTGTATAGGTATCTACCACAAAACCGCCTTTATTGAACTCTACAATGTTGTACTCAAATGTCCGTACATCCGAACCGTTCTTCATCAAAGCGTAAGGATAAACCAAATGTTGATGGTGGTCTTTGAACTTCCCTACGGTATAGCTTCCAGTTGTTTTGATGTCGTGGACGCTGGCCGGCATCAGCTCGTCAATCACCCCATAAACCAAAACATTGCCGTATGCGGTTGAAAGAATCGCTTCTACCCTTTGTTGGGTCAATGCTCCTTTGAAGTAACCGGCGAACTCTCGGCAAAGTGAGATTGGGAAAGTAAAAACACGATTATTATAGGTAACTCTCAAACCTATAACCTCGTTGGTCTGAACCTCATCGTAATACAAAGGTTTACCTGTTTCGTCACAAGCTCCTTCGCGTATTGCCTTATATACCTTTTCAACCTGCACCGTTTCGGATTTCCGATTTTCAACCATACAGTCAATAACCTCATTAAAGGCTGTTCCCTTGTCTGCCGCTTCGCTGTCGAATGGCCTGCGGTTAATCCGGTCTATCAGTTCTTGAAACTGCTTCTGCCGAAACTCTTCTTCCGTATATGGTGGATTCTCACTCCACCCATAATAACGTTCATATATGACATCGCTATTAAGGTAATTGAAGTAAGAATCCAACAATGTTGCATATATACGATAGTTAGGCTGCATCTGAGTAGATTTTAGTTTCCTTATTGAATACCAGTCCCAAAGCCTTTACCTTTGCAGCAAACAAACTTCTCGCCATCATCAAAGAACTACCAACGTGTTCAAACTCATTGATATGTGAAGCGAACTCATTAGCGGAGTTGGCATCGGTGATAAATTCAATGCTTTCTTTTATTTCTTCTATCACCTTGTCATACTTTTCCTGCGCTTCCTTCTTGGCAGCAAGCATACCCAAATACGAATTGATTATCTTGGCGGTGATAAAGTCGTTCTTTGCGGTTGGATTACCATTCTTGTCAAGGATGGTAGGAACTTCCATCACTGAAGGAAGATTGCATGTATTCTTACCGTCATTTCTTGAAGTCGGGTCAAAAGTTATAGTGCGTCTTTGAACACCTCTTTCGCTTTTCATTTCAAGATAGCCGAGCAAATCCAGTTCGGTAACGATGGAGTTGTAGGACTTTTCACGCAAGGCAGGGATAAACACGGTATCATCACCTTCTTTCCGTGTGTCGCGATGGGCAACGAAAATGATGTGCTTGTTAAGCCCCGAAAGTGTTCGTGTCATCCATGAAAACTCCGCATTGATACCACTCCAATCCCTGATAGACGGTTGGCGGCTGCCACATTTATAAGTAATGATGAAATCCATCATCTTACCGATAGTATCAACTACAATGGTCTGATAAGCAGACAAATCCTCCTGCAAGACCTGTTGAACATCACTCCATGAAGTGACCTGTACGGTATCTATGTTTTCCAAATGCGCCATATTCATACGCTTAACGCCATTATCGAAATCCAATAATAACGGTTTCGGTGCGCTCAATGCCACTGTTGATTTTCCCATACCAGCCTGGCCGTAAATCATCATTTTCACTGTGGTAGGGATTACTAATTCATTTGATTTTTTGATAAGACTCATAATCGTAAAATTTAAAGGGTTAATTATTCTCTTTCTGTAGAATAGCATCTACATCACTTTTTCGGTACAATCTCTTACCTCCTATTTCCAACCTGCACAAATATCCAATTTTATGCCATCTCCATAAGGTTGACTTATCGGTATGTAGAATCTGACTTGCCTCTTTAATGGTCAAGTAGTCCTCTTCCGGTCTGATGAAAGAGTCTCTAATACTTCTCACAGTCTTTTTTACAAGATGTTCTGCGAACTCTTTCAAATCAGTGGACTTTATTGTCAAAGTAACATTGGCACCACTATTTAAAATATCCTCCATGTTCATTCTCTTACCCTTTCTATATGTTCAATTCTAAATCTTCGTAACCTTCTCATATCACCTTGTTCGTGGTAAAGTGACAAAGAAAATATACACAGTAAGCAACATGCGACGGACACACGGACTATAGGCGAAAAATCCATCGTGAGCCTCACACCGGCTATCCGTTCATAAAGCATTGTTGCAAGTTCTCTCCCATTCCGTACATGCAATATTTCAAAAGCCTTTTGCAATTGGTTATTAATCGTGCTAACCGCCCGGCATTTGAAATTGGCGATTTCCTTTTTCTCATACCCTTGTGCATACATCCGTGCTGTAATCTCGCATTCAGGGGTGAGTTCTGTGAATACCCGTTCCATAATCGTGTGAGTTAGATGACTATGACTCCCTTTTTACAACGACAATACCTTTTTTCGGATAAGACTTTGAAGCCCATTTTTTACCCTCAAGAAGATGCTTGGCATTTAGAAGTGATACGTTGTTGCGGATTGTCTCAAGTGAAGATATAGGCAGCTCTATCGTGGCTCCTCTCTTCATGTTTCTCATTTTCTCTTTACTTTCTACCTTTTCCATAAATGTTATATTAGAATGATTGGTGGGCGTTGACGGACTCGAACCGCCAGTCTCCTCCAATGAGGTGTGTTAACCATTACACCGAACGCCCCAATAAGAAAGGTGCGCTATCTTCACAGACGGCACACCCAGTACAAACACAAAATAAAACACGACAAAACAGTTTATACTAACACTTTTTACGCAACTCCATACCGGTTATCACTGCGAGTATAACAGACAAAATAAACATTGTGGATGTCAATACAATCCCCGTCATGTATAGAGGACCATCCTTTATTATGGAATTGCATAACATCATTGTCATACACAGCAATACAAGCAACGAAAAAGAGAACATAATTATCTTCATAACATCGTCATTACAACCAGTTCATCACTATAGAATTCTACAAAATCGTGCTTTCCGAACTCTACCATTACTTTATCCCCATTGATGGCGCAAATCGCCCCAATCTTGCTTTCCCATCCGGGATGTTTACACTTAACCGGCATACCTATATATGGCATACGTGATTTATACATACTTTTTCCCATAATCGTGTGATTTTAAATTTTACCGCCCGTACAAGGATGAGGTAAAGCGGTGCACACTTCGCTTTACCCGTGGCTTTTAGTACGGTAGTAGCACTAACCTTTGCTGCGGTTGTTGCGCCCCCGATACCTTCTACGGATTCTACCACGTATCGAGACGTGAAGGGCTTATATTTAGACCTTTCAGCGATACTTGTGCCTAACCAAGCATACTCGCCACACTAAAGACAAATTGGTGTGCTGAAAGTAAAAATCATATCAACTTCGTGGCTTTACCACCATCAGACATATACAACCATTCGCTCTTCATCAGCTTATCTTCGGTTGCTATCGGTGTCAATTCCGTTCCACTTGCACCCACCACTATCTACCATCACTGGCTTCGCTTACGTGCCTTCGCAGAAATATATCTTTATATCGTACCAATATGTCAAAGAACTAATCAATAGTGCCCTACCCGATTCTCGCTATCAGTTGCCGTTCAATCCGTCAATAGGGCTGTCGTGCGTGATATAATCGTGTGATTAATCATCATAAAAGAACTTCTCGCCCGGCTTTCTGAAAAGCCTATAACTTGCATATAAGCAGCCCAATACTATCAATGCCTCTATCATACCGCCATTCTATCAAGTTGAAACTCTATGTAATCAATCTCTTCTTGAATAACCTCTAAGGCCTCTTCTTTGGTATCGGTATTACAGAAAGCACAAGCCTCTGTGTCAGACATCTTATCAACTCTATCAAGGTCTATACAAGCCTTATCCAAAGCCTTTTCAAGCCCGTAGGCTTCTACACTGTCGCAAACTCTATAGTTTCTCATATCAGGCAATTTTTAAAAGGTTAGCTTTCTTAAAGCATCTGAACTCTTGGCGTTCAGTATCATAGTAAGTTTGAACGGTGTCGTTCTTCTTTCTGTTGTCAGTACCAGCAATGGCAGGCATCAGCTTTTCATTTAGTGTACCGTAGGCTTCTCTCACAGAACCGTCCACCTTTTGAAAGTAGAATTTCACAATCTTGCTTTTCATCTGCAATTTCAATTTCATGTTAGCCCAAGCGCACTTTAATGCTTCTGACATCGTGAAACCGTTCTTGCGAACGAACTGCCATGCAAGGCTCATAACTTCATGTAAAAAACTCTTCGTGCTCATAATCGTGTGATTTAATATGTTTATACTATTTGTATCGTCAATCATTTAGTTTATCTTTGCTACGTGATTGATTGATGATGCAAATGTACACAATAACTGTGAATATAAAACATTTTAATCACATATATTGTGTACATAAGCATTATTTAACTATTAGAGCATCTTATACCTTATTATAACATGAAGAAAGAAAATTGGGCTTTAGGATTGAGTATTGTGGCAATGACAATTGCTATTATAGCGACCTGCATAGCCGCATATAGGACTCCCGAGTTAGGATTTGATTACCAAGGAGTGATAGTAGGAATATTGTCATTATTGGTTACTGTATTGATAGGATGGAATATATACACATTCATCGATATAAAAGGTACAAGTCAAAAAATTGATAAGTTTAGAGCTGAATTTGAAGGAAAAATAAAGAAGTCGAGTTTAGAAACACAATTTGATGTAAAAAAGGAAATGATGAGAGTTGTTCCAATTCTCATTGCCCGACAACATGGAGATTTAATAAGCTCTTTACAGTTTATGTTTAAAGCATTTCATGAAAATAAAGACGATGGAGGCTTTGCCAAGATGTTGGCAAGAGAATATATTTTGCAGACTATTATGGCTTTGATAAATAATGAAAATAAAAACCTAATAAGCCATCTCATAAACGACATGAAGGGCACTCTTAAGGTTGAGGAGATAGAAGATTTTCTACATGAATTTCTGAGCTATAGCGAAGAAGAAAAGCATCAACGTTATGCTGGGATGCAGAATGTACTCCTTGAATTATTGAAAGCGCAATCCTAATATCCTCTTTAGGAGTACCAAATTTCATTAATAGCTCAAGTAATGTAATAACTGTTATTTTACTGATGTCATTAGGAATCAATTTTGCAAGTTCATTATTCATATCAATAAAACAAAAGCGACCAACCCCAAAGTTGCGGTTTGAGGAAGTCGCCTATATAGTCCCTTACGGGAACAGTTAAACAATTTAGTCGAAATCATCCGCAACTTGATTCCGACACAAACATACACATTATTTGTGAACATGAGCAATATTGGAGAAAGAATATTCAAAATTAAATCCTACTATTTCGGAGACGAAAGAGGAAGCAACAAAAAATTTGCAGACGTAGTTGGAGAAAAGCCTAATACAGTATCAAACTGGTTCGGTCGTAAAGATGGGATAGGAGATGCTGTCATAGATAAGATTTTATCCACTTTTCCCAATGTAGATAAAGGATGGCTAGTTGGTGGAAATGGAGATATGTTAACTTCTACTGAAAGCCCATCACTAGCTCAAGCCATAGACAATGAAAGTGATTTAAAGTCGGCTTTGAAAAAAGGAATAAAACTACTCCCTGAAGTTGATTTCAAATTTGCTGCCGGACAAATAGAACTTATCAATGGAATAGAAAGCATAAAACGGTACTGGTATCTGCCAGACTGTAAGGATTGCGAAGCGATTGCACAGATAGCGGGAAACTCCATGTCCCCTGCATACCCTTCCGGATGCTGGGTAGCTCTAAAAAAATATGGTTTCAGCGCAGACGTAGCTACTCAAATTCCCTTCGGCAATGTGTTTGGAATAGTAGTACAAGACAAATTTACCGGAGATTATCACGGACATATCAAAATACTACGCCGATATAAAGACCAAGAGTTATCTCGCAAGTTCTGGATAGCACACTCTTTTAACAGTAATGAATACGACGATTTCGACATAGAGATAGCGCAAGTACGGAGTTTGTGGATTGTCAAGCAACATATTGTAAGTGATGTATTATTGTAATACAAATCTAAATATTATGGGGGGGGGATTTTGAATTCCCGATTTATTCAATGAATTAAAGAACAAACTAAATAATTAACACAATGAAGAAGATTCTATTTTTAATAGCGGCTACATTTGCAATTATCGGATGTAATAATAAAAAGAAAGCAGAGGTCTTTCCTGTCGTAGTAGAGAAATATACCAACGAACAAGCGTCTAAGGCTTTCAAGGATTTGAAATGGGGAATGACCGTTGAAGAGATGATTGATTTAGGGTATATCTCGGTAAAAGACACTTCTAAATGGGTCATTCCATTAAAATATAATAAAATTGGAACGGTCGAATTCGACGATGTGTCTATTATGACGCATAATAACAAACTTTTCGCTGTAATATTTCACGAATACATCGAAGGCTTCAATAGTTCAGTGCGTAAATTGAATGATGTGAAAATTCTATTTAACGCAAAATATGGAACTCCGGATTTTGAAAGTGAAGTATGCGAAGACAGTTTGGAATTTGAGAAAGAGGCAATCTTATATTCCTGGAATATAAAGTACAAAAAGATTGAAGGAACTATAGAAAAAAGCCAATCTGATATGTTTTTTGTAAATGTTGTAATAGAAGATACAATTACGAGACATCTTCATGATTCAATAGCTATAGCATACCAATCGCAAGACATATAATATTTGTTCAAAGATTATGATTGACTTTTTAACTATCATACTCCTAATATTCGGAGTACTGCAAATCATCCTCTTCTTCAAGGTATGGGGAATGACGAATGACATCAAAGAGATAAGGAACAAGTACCTCAAAGACGAGGACGAGAAACGAAGACAAAAAGCAGAATACGACCCATCTCCTAAAATCAGCGGTGGGGTTAAAACAACAATATAGCCGGAATTATTTCCCGGCTTTTTCTTTCCCTATTCGCGAGTTGTGCAAATGTTGTGCAACTATCATAAAAAGAAAATGCTAACAAGTTATCAATGAACCTATTAGCATTTTTCCTTGTGATTCCGTTGCGATTCGAACGCAAGACCCACGCCTTAGAAGGGCGTTGCTCTATCCAGCTGAGCTACGGAACCAGCCTTAATTGCGGTGCAAAGGTACGCTTTTTTACGAATATTGCAAATTTTTGTATCACCTTTTTTCGTTACCTATGTATAAAAGGCTCATTTGCTACATAAAAAGTAATGATTAGTTACCTTTACAAACAAGATACACGGTATTTATATACAGATGTATTAAAACATTTTGCAAATTATCAATGTTACTAATTATAAAAAGTAAAAATATGGAGGAATATTCAAATAGGAAAAGTAGCATTGACCCGAAAATGAATGAAAGAGTAATAACAGCTAAATTTTAAAGAGATGGAATGGGAAAATCAGTTGATACAAGAATTGCAATGGTCAAATAAAATCAGCAATAAGGCGAGTAAGGAATTGGTAGCCCAGGAAATTGCCGGACTGGCCAAAGACGGTGATGCCATAGGAGCAGGCTCCGGCTCTACCGTTTATCTCACTTTGTTTGCATTAGCTCAGCGAGTTAAACAAGAATCTCTGCATATAGAAATCATTCCGGCATCTGCCGAAATTTCGATGACATGTATACAGCTTGGCCTGCCGCAAACTACTCTGTGGAATAAGCGTCCGGATTGGACATTCGACGGTGCAGACGAAGTGGATCCGCATAATAACCTCATCAAAGGACGTGGTGGAGCCATGTTTAAGGAGAAACTTCTCATTAAAAGCAGTGGTAAGACTTACATCATTGTCGATGAGAGCAAGCTTGTCAGCAAACTGGGGAGCAAATACCCCATACCGGTGGAAGTGTTTCCACATGCTCTCTCCCATGTGGAAAACGAGATACGCTTATTGGGAGCTTCAAAAATCAGCCTACGTCTTGCAGAAGGAAAAGACGGTCCGGTATTTACCGAAAGCGGTAATTTCATTCTTGACATTCATCTCAGCAACATTGTTCCTGATTTGGAACAGAAACTGAAAGCCATTACCGGGGTTATCGAAAGCGGGCTGTTCATTGGTTATGACATTACAGTCCTAATGGCAAACCGCTGATGTACCAAAGTACAAATAAGGCAGTCCATGCCAATAGAATGACTAAAGAATATCTCCAAGTATACTTCAGTAGTGAACCATAAGTGGATTGCCTATCATATTGCTGCATATAGGTCAAGACAAGTGGCATGTAGAACATAAAAGGTGTTATGGCATTTGTTGCACTGTCACCTATACGGAACGCACATTGGGTCATATCCGGCGAAATGCCCATACTTGCCAATACCGGAACAAAAATGAAAGACATAAAAGCCCATTTAGCTGTGGCAGATACCATAAAGAGATTGACCAGCGCCGTAAAAAGAATGAAGAGAATCAATATCCATAAACTACTCAAAGAGGCGGAGGACAGCAGATTAGCGCCTAAAATGGCAATGCACTTGTCCAAGTGGGAATATTCAAAACAAGCAAACATCTGTGAGGCAAAGAAAGCTATCACAAAATAAACGCCCAGCAGTTTCATCGGCTGCGTAAGTCCTTCTATCACATCACCGTCCGTACGGTATCGGCCGGAGGCAAAACCATAGACCATCCCCATCAAACCTATTCCAAACGAAAGCAAAAACAGAATACCAACTATAAACGGAGAACGAATCAGCCCACCATTGACACTCCGCAATATCCCCCATGAAGAGAATGTAGCCCACAGAATAATGGCAATATACAGCAAGCCTGCAAATACAGCTCCCAACATAGCTCTCCGTTCCTTGCGTGACAATTGCTTGTAACCATTAAAATGAATATCCCCTGCGTACTTTCCCAAACGTGGCAACAAGCTCCTGCGGGTAATATGATAAATGATGAATGCAAGCAGGAACGTGGAAACAAAGAGAAAATAATAATTGCACAGCGGTCCAGTCTGCCCCGGAGCAATATTCATCCTATCAGCCGCTTCTTGCGTTACAGAGGCAATCATGGGGTCTAATGTACTCAAAAACACATTAGCGCTATAGCCACAAGAGACTGAAACATAAGCTGTAATTATACCTCCAATGGGGTGCAGACCGACAGACTGGAACAAAGTTGCAGCTATCGGCAACAGAATGATATATCCTGCATCTCCCACTATATTGGACAACAGTCCTAAGACAATGACCAGCAGAATAATGCGCCAAGGATCACGTGGACGTCGTACCCCCCTGCGAATACATGCATCGATGAAACCCGAATGCTGTGCCACCCCTATTCCGAACATAGCCACAATCACCAGCCCTAACGGAGCGAATCCCGTAAAATTGGTTATGACATGGCGCAGCAGCCAGCGTATGCCCTCCGGACTCAGCAGGCTCTGCACCCGTATTTCTTCTCCAGTCTGCGGTTGCAGCACGCTCAGACCATAGACATCGAATATCCATGAAAGGAGGATGACTGCCAGCGTCAGCAGGAAGAACATCGTAGCGGGATGTGGCATTCGGAGTTTACTCATCGTCGGCTTCCAGATTGTCTATATTCAAGATTCGAAGTTCCAATGCACGCACCACCAGATGAGTGGCATTCACCCCCACCCGTTCACTAGGCGGGAAAAGACGGCCGACCAAGTCATTCTGCCGTTTCTCCAGCGACTTGACTCCAAAAGGCATTCCCCTAAGATTGGCAATCATTTCTTTGGTATAGCCCAGTGCCAAATGACGGAGGAAACGCTCGTCATACTCATCAATATCATAGCTTATGATTGCTTCCTGACGTTTTGCATCATTCAGGACAGATTTCTTGAAGCGTTCCACTATCTTCTCCAGTATCGGATAGTTAAAGACCAGCTTCTTGCCGTCCATCACTGCCTGCACATCGGTTTTGGTCAGCAACTCTCCGGTTTTCAGGATAATGCCGTCGGCACCGGCTTCAAGTACGTCCACCCATAACTTCTCATTCAATATTTCTCCCGTGAATATCAGCACATGTACTCCCGGATAACGCTTGAAGATATTCCGGCAGATGTCCACCCCGATTGTGGTCGAACCTCCCAATCCCAAGTCCAGCAGAACAAGATCCGGTACGCCGGCTTCAATCAATGTCCAGAACTCCTGCTCAGTCATAGCAGTACCTATTACCTCCGCATTGGGAATTTCATGGCGGAAAATCTCTTCCGTCCCTTTCAGCTCCAACTTGACATCTTCAACGATGATTACTTTAAATTTTTTGTCTTCCATATTTCATTTTTTCGGTAGCGTAAAATATATTGTAAAACCTCCTTCCTTTCCCGGTTCGGCATTGATACGGCATCCCCGGCGTCCGGCAAACTCGTCATGGTCGCGGATAATCTGCTTGCACACCAGATATTCCGTACCATACAGTTCTCCTTTCTCACCGGCCGTCATGCGGGACAAGTCGGGATAGAACAATTGGTTCAATTCTTCACGGGTCTTTTCCCTGCGCATATCTGTAAACAGAAAACGTATAAATTCCCCATCTTCCCGGGCCGACAGACAGACAGCTCCATCCAGAGTTACGGAGCAAGCCTCGTCTATCAGGTTTTCAAGCAGGAAACGCAACTGGTTCCAGTCACCGGTAATCCGTCCTTCCAACGGTTGTATCTTAAAATCAATATGCGCCTTGTTTCCCTTATACACTTTGCGGAAATATTTCCCGGCAGTAGCCATAAGTTCCGGCACAGATATTGTCGCACGCCTGAAAGTCACCTCTTCCAACTGGCGGGAAGCGCATGAACTGAGTGTCGTAAAGATACCTTTGTAATACTCTATCAATTCGCTGATGGCAACCACCGTTTCCCGCTCCTCCGCTTCTGTCTGTTTGCCGGACCGCAGTTTCCCTATCAGCTGCTTTATCTTGTTCGGATAATAAATCGTTTCATGCTTGATGGTCGAAAGACAATTATCCAGCACCATGTTCTGTACATGCAGCAAACTGTCTTCCCAGGAAGCTCGCCGGGCTTCATCCTGAGCCACTTCGATGTCCCGGTATTTCATAGCCAACTTAACCACTGCATTAAAGATTACAATGGAGACATAACGGGCTATCAGTTCCAAAAGCAAATGGTCGGTCTCCTGCTCCGTACCTTCCCTGCGTTCCAGACACAGCACACCTATGCAACGACACATATTGCCTGCATCCACAACAAGCGGCAATGCTTGTATACCCTTTTCCGATATGTACACTTGCTGCTCAAAACAATTCTCCATATATTTCCTTCGGACAGGCAACTCGTCCACGGCGGTATCTTCCACTGGATTGGAAGTGTATTCCAGCTTATGTGTAGTCTCGTTGTATACAGCTATGCTTAACCGGTCGATACTCAAAAGTTCGTTCACTGCATCAAAAGCGGAACCTACAATCTGCCGCGGGATTTCCTTCAATGTATCCTCCTCACGCTGCAACATTTCCTCCGTATCCGAAACCGGCAACAAGGAGGCATTGAACACCTTTCCATTAATTTCCAGTACTTGCTCCAGATTCCAGCGGTTCACCAGACGTTTACGGAAGTAGAGTATGTAATATCCCAACAGCAATACGAACAGCAAAATCACCGCCAGCAAAATGCCCACCATCTTGTTGTTGGTGGAACGCTCCAGCTGCCGGCAATATTCTTCCAAGGATTGGTCTTCTCCCAACAGTTTGTATAAGGTAGTGTAGGCAGCATTATTATAACTATAGTCATCCCATTGCTTCAATGCAAGAAATGAGACTGCCGCTTCATTCCTGATATCCAGAATTACATGGAAATCCGAATTGAACATCTGGTTCCACCAATCCAGTTCCGCAGGCGTCCCGTCTCCGGTCAGCGTCATATAGCGATGTATAGGATGGGCGTATTGCTTGTAATGTTCGTTCAGGCAATACATTGCCGAATCTATGTATTGTAAAGCCAGTTCGTATTCTCCGTCCACATTGCAGTAATAAGCTTCATTGGCATAATCGGAGGCTTCGTCCAGCAAAGCTTCGTATTCATTCTGTGCAAGCAGTGCCAAAGAATCCGGCAACACCTCTCCGGAAGCAGTCTGTTCCACAGCATGCCGGCAGGATGACATGCACAAAGACAACACGACGAGCAACACCGACACAGACTTACGGATACCGGCAGGCAGACGGAAATAAAAACGGCTGCCTTTTCCCAGCCCGCTCTCCACATTGAACAGACAGACCTTGAACAAATCATTCGTCTTGCGATATTTTTCAATGATGCCCTTACAGTTCATCAGTCCAAAGCCACTTCCTTTGTTCTTCCTCAATTCCTCCTTGTCGGGAGCGTCACTCATACCGATGGCTTTCGAGTCATATACTTTTTCCCCCACGATGCGGGCTACATCTTCCGGTGACAATCCACAACCATTATCCTCTACCGAGATTTCCACATAATCCTTCTCCTGCCGCGCATATACTTTCACCATACCGCCCTGAGGGGTATATTTACGGGCATTCTCCGCCAGTGTATTTATCATAAACAATGTAAGGGCCTTGTCTGCCTTTACCCTGATATCCGTAGGCTGCACCTCCAACGACTGTCTCTTCATCTCGAATGTACGGCTTCCTTTCCTGAGCAGCTCGAAAAGTTCATTCAATTCGAACGTCTCTATGTTCAGGCTAAGGCTTCCTTGCTTCATCTTTATCCAAAGGGCAAGAATATCATTGTATTCGTTGATGGTAGTAACCAACTCGTCGATATACTGGTATTTCTCCTCCTTTATCCGCTCCTCTTTGATGAATCCTTTTTGAGTCAGTTTCTGCACTTCGTTGATGATACGGTCTATGTACGGGTGAATTCCGTTGACAATAGCCATACATGCTTTCTTTATCAGATTTTGCCGTTTGTTCCCTGCGATGTGCTGCTCGTAAATGTAGCGTTGCTTTTCCAGTCTGCGGCGTTCGTCGCCAAGGGAGATGGACGCCATGCCGTTGTCTATCGCCCATTGGATATAGGGAGTTATCACCCGTACCATCGCCTGCTCATCCTTGCTCATCCGACGCGGGAACACTAATTGCCCGTTGTCTATGCGGATATCCTTCACTCCAAACAGCTTTTCCAATTCCGGGCAGACAGCCGTCCGGATAGAGTCGACGATTTCCTCCTCAGTCTGTGCATCTGCCGGAATGGATGCCGTTATCTTCTGACAGATATCCAGCATCAGCTGCAGACGGCGGAGATGCACTCTGTTCCGGTCTTTGGAACGCTTGTTGAAAAACCAGAAGAAGAGGGATACAAGCACGAAGCCCACAATGACCAGTGACAACACGACGTTGAGTTGCCCCGCCTCCTTTTCCAATGCCTGATAGCGGCTTTCCAGTTCTTTATCCTGGCGTGTATCTTCAAGGATATCCAGGTAAATATTGCGGTTATAGTCTGATTTTTCTTTCATCCCGAGTCCTGCATACGAAACGCTCAACTGTTCACGAATACGTGAAATCCACTCGGGCACGGTTTTCAGTTTCTGCTCCATCCATGCCTTCTCCGCACAAATCGTATCTCGACGGTCAAATGCTTTCAGCCAGTCCAAACTATCGTGGCAGTCATAGAAAAGGCGGTGATGGTCATTTACACATTCCAGAGCAAGTTTTAACGTGTCAAGAGCTTCTGTATAGTGACTGTGGGCATTCAGGTATTTGCCAATGGACACATATGCGCCTGCTATCTGATACAAATCTTTATATTGACTGAACTTCTGCAGAGCCAACTGCCCCAGACGCATTGGCAATAGAGAGTCTACCGGTACTCCAAACCGTGTCAGGGCATGGGAACGGCGGTCCCGGAAAAACTCGTAATTCTCCGGTGAGGCCATCAGGTTGGCAAGCCCCTGCACTCCGTTCCCTTCAAAGTAGAGATACCCTTTACGGGATGCCAACCGCCACGTGGTATATAGTTCGTCAAACTCTCGCAGCCTTTGTTCGTCCGGCGTCTCGCCTTCACACAAGGCAGCGGATCCCTTAATGTAATGATAGTACAATAACTGGTTGGTATCTGCCAACAATTCTTGATTATCAGTTACTTCATTGATAGAAGCCACTGCCTCGGGACGTTGTTGCAGATAATAATAATACACAGCAGATACAATATAAAATTCCGAACGGGCATAATTCAAACGCATTTGCTCGTGTTGGTCCACAAACAG